TCAGTCGGTAGAGCAGAGGATTGAAAATCCTTGTGTCGGCGGTTCGATTCCGTCCCAGGCCACCAGGTTTGCTGAGAAACGGAGGCTTCGGCCTCCGTTTTTCTTTTGTGGCGGTGTGCCAGATTTGTACCAAAGGCTGCCGAGGTTGTCCGCGTAGGCGGCAATGTGGTCGTGCCCCAGGTGGGCGTAGCGCAGCACCATCTGGTAGCTGGCCCAGCCGCCAAGCTGCTGCAACACCGGCAGCGGAGTGCCCGCCTGGACATGCCAGCTCGCCCAAGTGTGACGCAGGTCGTGGAAGCGCAAGCCATCCAGGCCGGCCCGGCTGCAAGCCTTCTGCCAAGCGTGGTTGTAGATCCGCCGCACCGGCTGCCCCCGATAGGGGAAGACATAGGGGCGACGCTCCGCCAGCTGCTCGCTCAGCACCGCCATCGCATCCGCGTTCAGCGGGACCGCGATCACCTTCCTGCCTTTCGCCTGGTCGGCGTGAATCCAGGCCAGAGCCCGCCCCAGGTTGACCTGCGACCATTCCAGCAAGCGCACATTCGATTCCCGCAGGCCGGTGGCCAGCGCGAAGCGTGCCATCTGTCGCAGGTGGTGCGGCAACTCGGCCAACAGCCGATGGGCCTGCTCGCGCGTCAACCAGGTCAAGCGGCTGCCGCCCTCGGGCAATTTGCGGATCGGCGGCACGGCGTCGATCCAGCCCTCGCGGTGCGCGTGGTGCAGGATCACGGACAGCGCCGCCATGTGGCGATTCACCGTGGCCCCCACCACGCCTGTGGATAACTTGGCCTCGATCAAGCCGGAAATGCGCTCGCGCCCGATCGCGCGCAGTGGCTCGCCACGCAACTGGCTGGTCAGCCAGCGCAGGCGCTGCTTGACCGTTTCCAGCGAGCGCAGATGCTGGTTCTCCTTGAGCCAGTGGACAACGGCCGCGTCCCAGTTCACCGCCGGCTGCTCGCCGAGCTTTTTTTGCCGCCAGTAATCACTCGCAACCTTGGCGGCAAGCTCTTCCGCCTCTCTGCGGTCCGTGGTGCCAGAAGACTGTCTAATTCGCGAGCCGTCGATGCTGATGTCGAACCACCAGGGCCCGGCCCGCTTTCGCCGATAGAGCCGCATCTGCCTCCTTCTTTGGCATATCTTCCGCGAATCCAATCTATCACATCCACATCCACCAGCACCCAGGCCCGGCCGACCTTGACCGCTGGCAGCCCCTCCTTGCGAATGCACTCGGAGACCCGCTCGGGCGTGGTGTAGAGCAAGGCCGCGGCCTCCTCCAGGCTCATGGTTCTCATGGTTCCGTGCGCGCGCTTACGTCCTGGTCGCCCCGACCGACCTCACGGCCTCGGCAGCGCACGAAGCCCTTCCACACGCCGCGGCCGTAGCCGAGCGTGAAGAAGGCGATGCCGTTTTCGTAGGCCAGGAGCCCTTTGACCGTGAGATTGCCGTCGATGATGTTGTTGGGGCAACGCTGGATGATCTGCGTGCTGGCCTCGACCAGGATGGTGGTGACGCCCCTCACGCTCAGCATGCCGGCGGCATGGTTGTAGGTCGTGGTGGCGCCGTCCGGATATTCGGTGACCGTATCGTCGGGGCTGTGGCTGGGGACGTCGTTATCGTCGGAGGAGATGCCGCAGAGGACCACTGCGTTGCGCAAGTCGCCGCTGACGCTAAGCAGTATCACCTGCTCGCCCTCGGTCGGCGTGCTCCAGGTGCGCGTGCGACCGGCGCGTCGTTCGGCCCACGGCAGCCAGGCGGTGGTGATGCCGCCGGTCTTCACGCGCACGCGTGGCGGCCGGCCGTGGGCCACCTCGACGACAGTGCCGTGGCGGATCAGGTTCTCGATCAGGCAGGCTAGTTCTGCGGAGTCCATGCCCGTCAGCGTGGCGTGCGCACGGGAGGGCGTCACGCGCTGGGTGTTGTGCCCATCGGCCGTACAACAGGAGGGGGAAAAAACTGAGGTCCACTCACACCTGCAGAGACATACGCTGCCCCCGCAGCGCCTTCCACTCAAACGTTCCCGCCGTTCGATGCCGGTGCTTAGCGACAACCGCATTTGAATGCGTCACAACTCGGGTCCACGAAGTTCCTCGAAGAGCCAAGAAAAGGAGTTCTCCGTGGAATTCCAAGGAACGCCAAGAGGGCAGTCGACGCTTGGTCAGACGGTCTCTCGATGATCTGCGATTTCTGGCAAGCTCAAGCTTCAGAGGCAATGGCTGCAGTCGCTAGCAGCGATCTAATGCTCAAGTAGCTGTCGGCAGGACTCACGGCGGGAAGTGATAGTCGATAGCAACGCGACGCCTGTAGGTCGCCCGAAGTACCGGGTACCCGAAAAGATCAGCATTCACGCTTTCGTGCGGGTGATGCGCTGACCTATCAGGAACGCAGTGAACAAACCAGTCCGGAGCGAAAGCACTGGCGCAACCCGCCTCCCACGAATGCCGCGACCCATGGTGTGGCACCTGTACGCCAGCAATGGTGTTCCAACGAGCAGCGCCGAAGTGCGTCCACATCGCCGAAAGTACTTCCTTGTTGATCCGAAGATCACCCAGGCAAAGCAACCCAGCTCTGCCACTGACGGGAATCCTGCGCGCCATGCGGTCATGGAAAATTCTGCACCTGCAGACCTCGTGTGCGAGCGGCCGCACTAACAGACAGAGCGAGATGTTATTGCGATGTTGACTGGTGCTGCCGAAGTGCTTTCCGTACGTGGCACGTAGCGCGTCTCGCCACTTCTGACGAGGTGATCGCGACAGGTCCGAAAGACCGAACCGTTGCATAACTGAACGAATCTCTGATTGCAAAGCGGGCAATGGCATACCTGAACGCCGCGCCACGCGATTACCACTTATATCGCGTCGGAACAGATCCGGTTGTTCCGAGTTGAAGAACATCAATTCAACAGGGAACAAGGCATGGGCCGCAGGCATCACATGCCTCCAAAGCATGAGCTGTAGTTTGGACGTCCCTTCTGGGCCTTTCGCAGCAAAGTAATCGAGGCGAAAGTCCACATCCGGATCATCTGCTGCTGACGCCTGCTCGGATCCGTCCAGACGGGGCAGACCTACCAAAGGCCGTGGATCTACATCAACTGGAGGGTCGCCGTCTTGTCTCTGGCCGCCTCGCACGAACACGATGGACCCGACCCGACCAGATAGGCCCTTGGCGCTAAGCCATTGAACGGGGTCAAGCTGGAAGAGTGCCGTGGACGCCGAGCTGGCCTCGTCCGCTAGTGCCGCCGCATGCATGAGGCGCTGCGCCACGTCCAAATACGGCAGCGCTAGAACGTCGACCGATCGCTCTTGCAAGAATCGCTCGACACCGTTCACGTGGTCGTCGTCGAAGTGAGAGAGAACGAAGAGATCGATCCTCTCTGGCCAGGCCGTCCATGCTTCCAGATCTGCAATTTCTGCATCGATCCGAGTAGTCCGCTTTGAGCCGCAGTCATACACCCAACTGAAGCTCCGCGTCGGCTGCCGATCGTCCTGCACAAGCCCGCTGAAGAAGGTGCCGTGGCCCACCGCGTTGAAACATTGGTGTACGTGAATCATCTACGCCCTTAGTCGCAACCCACCAAATTAGCTGTGTAAGCTGGCTGGCCAATGCCCCTTCCTGCTGTGAGCCAGTCGTTGTTATCGGAATATCGAAAGACCACCATGGGCTGGCCAGATCCGGTGGCAGCCCACCGAATGTACGCCATCTGGCTGAGTACGACCGGTGATACCGACTACCCTGCATCGAATGCGAGTACGTCGTCGAGTTCAGTGACGGGCGGCCCCGCCCGAGGCCATCAGGAAATGGCGAGAAAGGTGGCTAACCTAAAACCTGGTAGCAACATCCAAGCCATCAAGATGCACGTAGTGGTGCAGTACGCGTGGGCTGAAATGGGCAATCCCGTCCGAAAGGTCGAGAAGTCCCCGGTCGTACAGTGTGTGCAGGTCTCGCCGAAGCAAGATGCCGTCCGCAGCCTGATTATGCCCCTCCCTCCAATCGCGACCACGAAAGTGAGCAGCCTCGAGCGCCTCGGGAACGTCGCAGCCTGAAATTGCACACCGTCCGCGAAAGGCCAAGAAAACAGCCCTCCGGAACGCCGATTGCTGCTGCCGAATCTCGACGCTCATGAAGCGAGCGACGCGATCTTCTTGCTCGCGATCGTCAACTTCCCCGGCCCGTTGGGCGGCCTCCTCGTTCGCTTTGCCCTGTGGTGTGGCCAGCACGGTTTCTGACTGCGTAAAGGACCAGTAAGCGTAGCAGCGCTTACGTTCGGCCTCATCGTCCGTGATTCCGAAGACCTCTTTGAAGCCCTTCGAGCATCGCCCGGTATCCTTGTCCACAACAAGTGCAATGATCACCGGCTCGTTTGCGACAACGCACGCCAGACCGAGCTGCTTTAGGCTCGTAAAGAGCGTTTCGTACCTGAGATCAAAGCGTTGCATCAACTCGGCATACCTCACCGGAGTGCGACTCCGCGCGGCGCCGATTAGCCACTCGCGCATGTGGGGGAGCTTTTCGCGGACCGTGGCGGACGACAGCCCCGACTCCAGTTGCTTGTCTATCGGGAACGGACCGCTGCTCGGAGTGGTCCGATGCTTCACTGCATCGCTCCGGAAATCGCGAGGGTCCAGAACCCTGGAGTAGCCAGCATAGAACGTGCCTTCGTGGTCAACCTCAAGCGAGTCAATCGCAAACAGAGCATCCCTGTATGACTTTATCGACCGATCTGCCAAAGTTGGATCGACCGCCGTTGCAATCACCGTGTAGGCCGCGACACCACCGCCCCATATCGCCTTTAAATGCTGAACGCGTTCGTCGAGGCCAGCTGATGCACTTTCCACCAATGTCCTTTGATGAAGCACGGCGACGCGCCGCTCACGAACATTGCACTGGTCTGCCCAGGTTCGAAGGACGATCATGTGGTCCTTTTCAGCGCCCCATGACCACCGTCCGTTGTACAGGTGCATCCCGATCTCTTCAAAGAAGCGATTGATTGACTTGGCCATTCACTAGCATCCTCGGTGTATCGATCCCATCGAGTAGTGTGCCATGCCGCGATAGGCGCGGCCGGTCAGATCGATGACGTCGCTCGTCTCCCGATCCTTGGTCGTCGTGTCCGTGGTGCTGGCGATCGGACCCGATACGCCGAGACCGACCTTTTCGCCTTCCTGCTCGTCCACGCCGATGATATTGATGCGGGAGAGGAAGTCGCTCGACTCCTGCATGCGGGTTTCCAGGCGCTGCTGCACGCTGGGCTGGACGTTGAACTTCGTGCTGACGCTGGTAACGCCGTTCAGCTCAGCGAGCTTCGCCGTGTAGGCGTCGAAGAGGCGGCGGGTATCGTTGCGCATCGAGGTGGCTCCGGGATAGGGTGGGAATCGCTGTCCGTGGGCCGGCTCAGCAGTCGGTTTCGACGGTGGCCGGGCTTTCGCTGCGCCCTTTGCCTGCGCCCGCGCCACTGCCGCCGGTGGCGGCAGGGCGACGGGTGTAGGCCTCGGTGGTCTCCAACTCGCCCTTGAGGGTGGCGAAGGCCTCCTGGCCGCTCGCCTGGTCCTTCTTGATCTGGTCGATCGTCCCCGCCATCCCCTCGGTAGCCGTCAGCAGCTTGGCGAAGTTCTCGGACAGCGCCTTGACCTCCTGGCCGAGCAGTTGCACCGCCTCGCTGCTGTCGGCGAGCTGGGCGGCAGCGCCGGCCTCGGCCTTCGCCTGGCGGCCGAAGAGGCGCTTGATGGACTCCGCGAGGCAGCCACCGGCGGGAGCATCCTCTTCTGCGGAGAAGTCGAGCGCGACCTCGGTGGCTTCGGTGATGAGGTTGTCGGGGTCCTGCTTGCGCGAGGCCAGCGGCTTGTCCTCGCTCTTCGCGCTGAAGCGGAGCATCTCGCAACCGAGGCTGGCCGGGTTGTCCGTGACCGCCAGGCCGACCAGGTAGGCTTCGCCGGTGTCGGCGAAGTCGGGGCTGATCTCCATGGAACAGTAGATCTTCTGGCGGGCCTTGGTGAGGGCCACCAGCTCGGGCGTCGGGTCGAGTTGCGCGTACAGGCGCATCTTGCCGTCGTCTTTTTCGGCTTTCAGCGCCAGGACGTCGCCGTAGGCCTTGAACGGACCGTCCGGGAGGATGCCGCGGATGTGCTCCAGGTTGATGCGGGCGCCATACGTGTTCGCGTCGTAGCCGGCGGCGATCTGCACCAGCATGTCACGGTCGATCTCGCGGCCGTCGCTGGTGGCGCCCTCGGTGGCGATGCGGAAGTACTTCGGGGTCTTGCCAGCCATGGGTTCCTCGCGTTGGCAGTGAGTCGGTCGTGATGGCATCTTGGGCGGCACGTCTTGCGCGGGCAACGGCGCCGTGTTGTGCCAGGCGCCGGCACAACACGCGCCGGCTTGCACGCGCGCGCATCGCCGGTAGCGTGGCGGCAATGTCTACGCTTACCCCGATCGCCTCGCTCACCCTGGACCCTGAAATGGAGCCGCGGCGCATCGCGCGTGCGCTCTACTGGCAGGGCTACCGTGTCGCGCGGATCGCGCAGATGCTCGGCGTCAAGCCTGCGACCCTCCATAGCTGGAAGCGGCGCGAGCGTTGGGCGGACGCCGACGCGGTGGAGCGCATCGGCACGGCCATCGAGGCGCGCATGGCGCTGCTGCTGGCCAAGAATGAGAAGGAGGGCAGGGACTACAAGGAAATCGACCTGCTGGGCAGGCAGATCGAGCGCCTGGCGCGCGTGCGCCGCTATGAGGACAGCGGCAACGAGGCCGACCTGAATCCAAAGGTGGCGAACCGCAATCGCGGCCCGCGCAAGAAGCCGGAGCGCAACGCGATCAGCGACGAGCAGAAGGCGCAGCTGATCGACGCCTTCCTGGATTCGATGTTCGACTATCAGCGCGTCTGGTACGAGGCCGGCCTGGCCGAGCGCATCCGCAACATCCTGAAGAGCCGGCAGATCGGCGCCACCTGGTTTTTCGCGCGCGAAGCCTTCATTGACGCGCTGATGACCGGGCGCAACCAGATCTTCCTGTCGGCCAGCAAGGCGCAGGCCCACGTCTTCAAGCAGTACATCATCCAGTTCGCCAAGGACGCCGCCGGCGTGGAGCTGAAAGGCGATCCGGTCGTGCTGCCCAATGGCGCTACGCTCTACTTCCTGGGTACCAATGCGCGTACGGCGCAGAGCTACCACGGCAACTTGTACCTGGACGACTACTTCTGGATTCCGCGCTTCCAGGAGCTACGCAAGGTGGCCTCCGGCATGGCCATCCACGCCAAGTGGCGGCAGACGTATTTCTCGACCCCGTCGAGCCTGGCGCACGAAGCCTACCCGTTCTGGTCGGGCGCGCTGTTCAACCGCGGCCGGAGAAAGGAGCAGCGCGTCCAGGTCGATATCAGCCACGCGGCATTGCGCGATGGGCGCCGCTGCGCGGACGGCCAGTGGCGCCAGATTGTCACGGTCGAAGACGCGGTGCGCGGCGGCTGCAACCTGTTCGACCTGGACCAACTGCGCTGCGAGTACAGCGACGCGGATTTCGAGAGCTTGCTGATGTGCGGCTTCATCGATGATGCCGCGTCCGTATTCCTGTTGTCGATGCTGCTGCGTTGCATGGTCGACAGCTGGGAGGTATGGGACGACTTCCGCCCCTGGGCCGACCGCCCGTTTGGCAACCGCGAGGTGTGGGTCGGCTACGACCCAAACGGCGGGGGAGGGGACAGCGCGGCCCTGGTCGTGATGGCGCCGCCAATGGTGCCCGGTGGCAAGTTCCGCGTGCTGGAGAAACGCCAGTTCCGCGGCATCGACTACGACGAACAGGCCGACGCCATCCTGAAGGTGTGCGAGCGCTACAACGTGAGCTACATCGGCATCGACCGCACAGGCGTGGGCGATGCCGTCTACAAGGTCGTGCTCAAGTCACGGCCGGACGCGCAGGGCTTCACCTACTCGGTCGACGTGAAGACCGGCCTGGTGCTCAAGGCCATGGACATCATCAGCAAGGGCCGGCTGAAGTTCGACGCCGGCTGGACCGACTTCGCGGCCTCTTTCCTGTCGATCCGCAAGACCGTCACCGCCGCCGGCGGACGGGTCACCTACCAGGCCAGCCGCTCGGAGGAGACCAGCCACGCCGACCTGGCGTGGGCCTGCATGCACGCCCTGGCGCACGAGCCGCTGGAGGGCGTGACGTCCACCAACACCAGCATCATGGAGTTCTCATGACCCGCAGAAAATCGCGCCGCGCGACGGCATCGGCAACCGTTCCCGCACCGCCCCCCGCTGCGCCTTCGCCCTCGGTGGAGGCCTTCACTTTCGGCGAGCCGGTGCCCGTGCTCGATCGGCGCGAGCTGCTCGACTACGTGGAATGCATGTGCCAGGACAAGTGGTTCGAGCCACCGTTGCCGTGGGACGGACTCGCGCGCAGCTTCCGCGCAGCGGTGCATAACAGCTCGCCCATCTACGTGAAGCGCAACATCCTGGTGTCGACCTTCGTCCCACACAAGCTGCTCTCGCGCACCGCGTTCGCGCGCTGGGTGATGGACTTCCTGGTGTTCGGCAACGGCTACCTGGAGCGGCGCGACAACGCCCTGGACCGGCCGATTGCACTGGAACCCGCGCTGGCCAAGTTCATGCGGCGCGGCCAGGATCTGGAGACCTACTACTTCGTGCAGGGCGAGCAGGAGAAGCACCAGTTCAAGGCGGGCAGCATCTTCCACCTGATGGAGCCCGATATCAACCAGGAGGTCTATGGCTTGCCCGAGTACCTGTCGGCGCTCAATGCCACCTGGCTTGATGAGTCGGCTACGTTGTTCCGCCGTCGCTACTACCTCAACGGCAGCCACGCCGGCTTCATCCTGTACATGACCGACGCCGCGCAGAAGCAAGAGGACGTCGACGCGCTGCGTGAGGCGCTCAAGAACAGCAAGGGCCCGGGCAACTTCCGCAACCTGTTCATGTACGCGCCCAACGGTAAGAAGGACGGCATCCAGCTCTTCCCGGTGTCCGAGGTGGCGGCCAAGGACGAATTCTGGAACATCAAGAACGTGACGCGCGACGACCAGCTTGCGGCGCACCGGGTGCCGCCGCAGCTGATGGGCATCATTCCCAGCAACACCGGGGGCTTTGGCGACGTGGAGAAGGCGGCGCTGGTCTTCGCGCGCAACGAGGTGAAGCCGCTTCAGGATCGACTGATGGAGACGAATGACTGGCTCGGCCAAGAAGTCATTCGATTCGACTCATACATTCTATGA